ACTGTTTTTTATCTTTTGAGTTACTTCGTGGTTGCTTAGGAGTAACTTGTGAGTATATTCGTGGTTATTCGTGTTATATTCTTGTAGAAAGGTGCTCAGGTCTTGTGAGTTTAGCGAGCGTAACATAAGACGCGCTATTTGTCAACATCCGGGCACGGGGAAAAATCACAGAACCCACACAATTCTTAAAGTTCGTGTATAAATAAACACTATGAATTGCGGCGCTAAGTCTTATTGACATTGTGCCCCATTATCTGTATAATAACCAAGAATCTCTTAGAGGATTATGTACGACGACTTCGACTTCGATTACTCATACACAAACGATTGTGCCGACCTCGATGAGATTTATGATGCTTGGGTTCAATCATACTCTCAACAATTAGATGAAGATTTTGATGATGAGTATGAGCGCAATGTGCAGGACTATGATGCACTTGCTTATAAACATTATGCGTGATAGAATACAACAACACACGCACAATTAACTCCCATGTATATCCCTACTAAGCGTAAAGTTCGTGTTACTTTAGACGTAGATTGTTATGATGACTTATATCTACAGGAAGTAGATTGGAAGGATTTGTTACAATTAGAAGGGGATGAGGATGTGGACGTTCAGATAAAGGATATTGAACCAGTCTGGTGAGAACAGTGGACAGTTTGATTAGTGGCATAAGGGGGTGGCACAGACCGCCCCTTTCCTGTATCTTATAAGAGTCAAACAAAGGCACCCACCAATGCGTAAGATCGAAACCCAGATGAACGCCGCCATCGCTTCTTACAAGAACTGGGCATCAGGTAACACCACAGTCTCCCACACTGACGAGCACGCTGAGGTTCGCCTGCACGGCAACCTGATCGCTCGCATCGGTGAGGGTTGGATTCAACTGTGGGACGGTGGTTGGCAGTCCAACACCACTAAGAGTCGCCTGAACGCCATCCTGGACGCTAACGGACTGCCTGGTGAGGGTGTCTTCCAACGGGACTGGGCATGGTTCTACCGTATGTCAGACGGCACTGAGGTTCCCTTCTTCTCAGGTATGCGGATCAACTGAATCCGTGCTATACTAATCACAACAGCAACCAACCATGGACAACACTCGCCACACCTTCGCAGACCTCACTGGTCGTGCTGGTCAACCTATGGACTATGATGGGGACTTCGACGATCACTTCACCGCTGAGGACTATGAGCGCAGACGGTATGAGACTGAGATGCGCCGTCAGCGTTTCGCAACCTACCGCCGCCTTCGGGACGGTTGGTAAAGTGGCACAGCACTGGTTGACACAGTGACGCCAGTGCCTTATAGTTAGTGGGGGAGCAGCAGTGGGCGCGGCGTCCCGTTGCCCCCGCCGCCCCGTATATAAAACCCATGGGTCCCTGTAATCTATAAAGTCTTGCTTTTGCGAGCTCTTTATAGAACTCAGGGTTTTTCTATATAAAACAAAAATGGAAATAGGTATACCTTGTATGCAAAAAAATCCCGGAGAAAATTTTAGCACCGTAGAGGTTGATCCTGTAACTGGTGAGTATGTAATAAAGGTACCTGAGTGGATCGTTTCAGAGTTTGGATGGTTTGAGGGCACAGAGATTAATATGGAAGTCGATGGAGATGCTATCGTAGTAACCGAACTCTAAGGTAGACATCCATTGATTATCATAGTATAATTACTACTGAATCGATTCACATTCAAACTTGACCTAATTATGGCAAAAGGATTTACAGTAAAAGCAAAAGCGCCCACCGCAGAAAAGAAAGAACCAGAGTGGGACTATGCGAAAGCAAGAGAGATGGTAAAAGGCAAGACCGTAGTGTTTTGTTTGCCAGGACGTAATGTATCTTACACGTTCTTGAAGAACTTTGTACAACTTTGTTTTGATCTTGTACAGTCTGGTGCTAGTATTCAGATCTCACAAGATTACAGTTCAATGGTGAACTTTGCACGTTGTAAGTGTCTTGGAGCAAACGTACTGCGTGGACCTGATCAGAAACCTTGGGATGGTAAGTTGAAGTATGACTACCAACTTTGGATTGATAGTGACATTGTGTTTAACACTGACAAGTTCTATCAATTGGTTCTGATGGATAAGGATATTGCATCTGGTTGGTATATGACTGAGGATGGTAACACTACATCAGTTGCACACTGGATGGAAGAAGATGACTTCCGTAACAATGGTGGTGTAATGAACCATGAGAATGGTGAAAGCATCAGTAAGCGTCGTAAACCATTCACTGTTGACTATGCAGGATTCGGATGGTTGCTGATTAAGAATGGAGTCTTTGAGCACGAAGGTATGCCTTACCCTTGGTTTGCACCTAAGATGCAAGTCTTTGAATCTGGTGAGGTACAAGATATGTGTGGAGAAGATGTATCATTCTGTCTTGATGCAAAGGAAGCAGGATTTGAGATTTGGTGTGATCCTCGCGTAAGAGTCGGTCACGAAAAGACTCGCGTTATCTGATATGATTGAAGAGAAGTATACAATTCTCCTCAAAGGCAATGTTCTTTATAAGGGGTTGACTGAGGAGGAATACTTTGATATTATGGAGGACCTTTCGATCGAGTATTATCAGAAAGGTTCTCCACGTCCACAAGATCTAGAAACAAAAATTTTCAGGAGTTAAATTATGGCAGTGCGTTCAAAGATTGGTGTGTCGGGTGTAAGTTTTATGCCCGGAAAACCGAAGAAGACTCGTCAAGGTTCAGGGAACAATACCAAATACGCCGCTTCTTCTCGCAACAATAAAAAGAAAGCATATCGTGGTCAAGGGCGATAATACATACTTGTAGTAATGTAAAGTCACTATGGCGTGTTTGATAGCAAACCTCCCTTCAATGGAAGTATGGGTTCGTAAAGAATATCTAACAGATCATCAAAGTGGTCACGGTGAATATGTAAAGGGCGTTTGGGTTTCGGTTAAATCGATTCCTGGACGTGCTTTTTATTTTGAGACCTACTTACCAGAGTATGCGGCAATGTATGATAAATTGCCTATCAGTGCTTTTGTATCAGATCCAGAACCTCCTTCACCTGATATGAGTCTACCTAACCTACAATTCTGGAATTGTATGGACTATGGTGTGGTATCAGTAGATAAGAAGTTTATTGGTTCAATGGACTTTGAATGTTATACTAGAGATCACGGTATCGTAAAAGGTACTTACGTCTGTACAATTGACAATTATCATCACGATCCAGACTATGTTGATTGGGCAACAAGTGAAAACCCTGCTGAACATAAGTCTCATAACCTAATTGAACTTGAAAATGGACAGTATGCACTGTATCCAAACAATAGATTACGTATCTTTGATAATAGTTTGACACCTGTTGATCCTAAGATGCCTGATTTTAAAGTTTCAACACAGTATTATCAGGTTGAAAATGGAAATGATCGACTTGGAATGGGTCGTGAAGATGAATACTTCTGGAAAACTGCCAAAGAACGTGAAAATACACCCGAAGAGGGTGAAAATAAATAGGAAATAGGGATAGCAACCCCTCAAAAAGTTCTGTTTTACTAAAAACAGGAGCAAAATGGCAAAGTATCACGTCGATAGAGATACTGAGTACATGTACAAGATGTGGGGAACCACTAGTTTGATCACAGACTACTGGACAAAACCTGCTAAACAGGCAAATGATGAAGATGTGAGTCACAATTTCACTCACCAAAATAGAATACATTCACAAATTCGTGATCACGAAGATTATGGGTGTCCAAATTGAACTATAGGGTATAAATAAATCTAGAAAATTAGTATCTGCTCACGAATGCCGAGGATCTCTCGATCATTTAAGGACATTAGTCTATCTTTTGACCCACACCCTGTGACGAAAGACCTCCCTGTGCTTACTAATGAGCGTGCAATCATTCGTTCTATTCGTAATTTAGTCGAAACCATCCCAACGGAAAGGTTTTTTAACCCTACGTTGGGAACTGATATTCGTAGAAGTCTATTTGAATTCGTCGATATCGGTACTGCACGTATTATTGAAGATCAAATTAACAATACTGTCAACTTTTACGACGATAGAGTCGAAAATTTAAGGGTTGAGGTTGATCCAAGACCTGATAGAAACAGTTTTGACGTTAAAGTGTTCTTCGATATCGTAGGTCAAGACTTTCCTGCACAACAGTTTTCATTCATATTAGAGCCAACAAGGTAAAATATGCCTTTTACACAGTTCACTAACCTAGATTTCGATCAGATCAAGACCCAAATCAAGGATTATCTCCGTGCAAATTCAAATTTCACGGATTTTGACTTTGAAGGGTCTAATTTTTCTGTTCTTATCGACACCTTAGCATATAATACGTATATTAATGCGTTCAATGCGAACTTAGTTGTCAATGAATCCTTCCTGGATGCAGCAACAGTTCGTGAAAATGTGGTGTCACTGGCACGAAACATTGGATATATACCACGGTCTAGAAGCGCCGCTAAGGCACAAGTAACGTTCAGCGTCAATACCACTACTACAAGCACGTTTTTGACCCTCAGAGCGGGTCTGGTATGCGTTGGAGCGTTTGATAACACTGCTTATCGCTTCTCAATTCCAGAAGATGTGACTGCAACCGTCGTAAACGGTGTTGCAACCTTCGGATCAACAGATCAACCACTCGAACTTCTCCAAGGATCCTTCTTATCAAGGCAATTTTTGGTTGATAAGAGCGTTGATCAACGTTTTATTCTTGATAATCCCAATATTGACTCTGCTTCAATTAGAGTTTTTGTAAAAGGGATCAATGACAGTGGTCTTGGAAGAGAATATAAGGTCGCTGACAACATTTTGAACCTTGATAAGAACTCTGAAATCTTCTTATTGCAAGAAGTGCAGGATGAAAGGTATGAAATCCTGTTTGGTGACGGATATTTTGGCAGACCACTCGAAAATAACGCTGTAATAACCGTTAGATACATCGTAACTGATGGAAAAGCAGGAAATGGTGCTGCACGTTTTGATTTCCAAGGCAATTTTGTCGATGATTCGAATATTAGGGTCGTTCCTAGCGACACAATCACCGTTAATACCGTCCAGAAGGCGTCTAACGGCGGCGATATAGAGAATGTATCGTCTATTAAGTACTTCGCCCCTAGACTTTACTCAGCGCAGTACAGAGCGGTTACAACAAACGACTACGAAGCGATTATTCAGGACATTTACCCTAATACAGAGTCCGTTGCAGTGGTTGGTGGTGAAGAATTAAGTCCACCTAAGTTTGGAACCGTTCAGATTAGCATCAAACCAAAGAATGGAACGTATGTTTCGGACTTTGACAAGCAACGTATCCTCAATAAACTGAAAAAATACGCTATTGCTGGTATCAATCAAAAAATTATTGACTTGAAAGTACTATATGTGGAGATTGACTCCGCAATTTACTTCAATACAAGTCAAGTTTCCAATGTTGAAACATTAAAAACCAATGTAACATCAACTTTGGCAGAATATGCTCAAGATGTTGATATGAATCGCTTTGGTGGACGCTTCAAATACAGTAAAATCCTTCAACTCATTGATAGAGTTGACTCTGCAATCACTTCTAACATCACAAAAGTGGTTATTAGGAGAGATTTAAAGGTTTTGAGGAATCAGTTCGCACAATATGAGTTGTGCTTTGGTAATCAATTCCACGTTAAACCAAATGGATTCAATATTAAGTCTACTGGATTCAGAATTGCAGGAGAATCTTCTGTTGTTTACTTAACAGACACTCCAACTACCACAACTACTGGAATTCTTTCTATAGTTAAGGTAGGAGAGAATGGTGAAAAATTCGTTGTTGCTAAAGAAGCCGGAATAGTTGATTACAAGAAAGGAGAAATCATTCTTAACACTGTAAATATCGTAGATACAGTCGTTCCTGAAGATATTATTGAGATTCAAGCATTCCCAGAATCGAATGATGTTGTTGGTCTCAAAGACTTATATTTAAGTTTTGATGTTTCAAATAGCAAGATAAATATGATTAAAGATGTAATTGCATCTGGTGAAGAAATTTCTGGCGTATCTTTTACAAGAGATTATTATACTTCAAGTTATTCAAACGGAGCATTAGAGAGGAAATAAAATATGTCTCATGTTGAGAAGAGAGTGGAACTCAATAAAATCATTGAGAGCCAACTTCCAGAATTTTTAATTGCCGAATTTCCAAAGGCAATTGAATTTTTCAAGCAATATTATATCTCCCAAGAGAATCAGGGAGGTAATGATGACCTTATCTCTAATCTTGACAGATATTTAAAAATTGATAATTTGGTTCCAGAAGTTGTTGTTGGTAAAACAACGCTCACTTCTGCGGTTAGTGATACAGATACGACTATTACCGTTACTTCTACCAAAGGATTTCCAGATGACTATGGTCTTCTGAAAATTGATGATGAGATTATCACATATACTGGAAAAACTTCTACAACGTTTACTGGATGTATTCGTGGTTTTAGTGGTATTACTGGATATGAAACTGGAATCCAGAATACCATCAGTACTGTAAATAAAGAATCCGTAGTATTCAGTGATACTGAGGCGGCAGCACATACTAATACTAGCACTGTAATCAATTTAAGTGTCCTGTTTTTACAGGAATTTTATAAGAAATTAAAAAGAACATTTGCTCCTGGATTAGAAGAGCAAACTTTTGTTGAGGATCTTGATGTAAGTACCTTCCTCAAATTTGCAAGAAACTTTTATCAGTCTAAGGGTATTGAAGAGTCGATTAAAATCCTCTTCAAAGTTCTTTATGGTGAGGAAGCAAAGGTATTAGATCTTGAAACTAGACTGATCAAACCATCTTCTACTGACTTCATCAGACGTGAGATTGTTATTGTTGAGGCACTTGAAGGTGATCCATTCAAGTTAGAGGGTCAAGCATTATATAAATCAACAGATAAAAAAACAATTCCTTCTGTAACAGCATCTGTTTCTGAGGTAGAAATTTTCACAAGAGAAGGAAAATCATACTTCAAACTTGGTTTGTTTGTTGGATATGATGATCAGAGTAACATTGAAGGTGTTTTTGAAATTCCAGGATTCAGTAAAGTTCTCAAAACAGTACCAGTTGGTGGCACTGTAATCACTGTTGATTCTACTATTGGATTTAAAGAAGCAGGAACAATTACCTGTGCCGGCAATACAATTACATATACTTCAAAATCAATTAATCAATTCTTTGGTTGCAGTGGAGTAACAAAACAGATTGATGTATTAGATGAAGTAAGAGACGACATCTTTGTTTATGGATATGCTGATGGTGATGAGTCTCAAATTATTAAAGTTCGTATCAATGGAGTTCTTAGTGATTTTGTAGGTATTGATGATATTTCTAGAGTAGAAGTTGGTGAAGAAATATCAATTCAATCTATTGGTGAAGTTATTAGAAATAATGGTATTGATAATACTTACAAAGAAATCTTTGCAAATTCTTGGATTTACAATACTAGTGCTAGATTTAATGTATCTGACATCAATGGATCTACATTCACTTTATCAACAGAAGACATTGATAAGTCAAGTTTAAAAGTTGGTGATAAGGTTGATATATTAGTCGGACAATCTCAAATAATTGCATCAGCAGATGCAGAGGTTTCTAGCATTAATGCATCAAATAGACAGATTGTTCTTAATAACATCTCTGGATTTGTTGGATTAGCGTCGGTTAGCTACACTATCCGTAGAAAAATTGAAACTGCGTCTAGTAGTAATATTAATCTACTGGCAGGTAATGATGTATATTTTTCAAATATTCAAAATCTTTACACATCTGATACAAGTGATGAGGCATATGTTGCATCATTATCACTTCCAAAATATGAAATTAATGAAGAAATTATAGAATCTTCACTTCCAGATGGTTCAGATAATAATCTCGAAGACCTTAACGTAGTCAAGAAAACATATAGTACAATTAAGTTTTCATCTAACGTTAAGTTTATCACTGGTGATAGAATTGTATATACATCAGATAATCCTCTCGCTGGTTTAGAATCTGGTGAAAAATATTTTGTCTTTGTCTCTGCATCAAACAAAATTAGACTTTATATTTCACGATCTTTGATTGGTGGTTCTCAGTTCGTAGAGATAGCACCAAATACAACACCATCAATTCATAGATTCACACTTGAAAAGCATAGAACAAGAGTTCTTTCTCCAAATAATATTCTTAGAAAATTCCCATTAAAAACTCCAGAAAGGAATGCCGTTTCTGATAGTAGAGGAACTCGGGGTATTGGTATTCTTATTGATGGTGTTGAAATTTCAAGTCCAGATTCTGATGATAGAATTTACTATGGACCTCTTTCAAATTTTGAAGTGTTTAATGGTGGAAAAGACTACGATGTTGTAAATCCACCTCAAATTGAAATATCTGCTGGTACAGGAACAACAGCACTTGTAGAACCAATTATTGAAGGATCTGTAAAACAAGTATTTGTTGATCCCCAGGACTTTGATGTTCAAAATATTGCATCTGTTTCTGTAACGGGCGGCAATGGTTCTGGATGTGTTCTGCAACCAGTGATGGCGCAACGATTCAGAGAGTTGGAATTTGATAGCAGACCACTCATTCTTGGTGGTGGCATCGATATTACAGATGAAACTATTACATTTAAACAGCAACATAATCTTCGCGACTTCCAACATCTGATTTACAACGAAAATGGAAATGACCCAATAACAGTTGTTGAAGGAGGAACACCAGGAACTCTTGTTAGTGGAGATGAATATGTTGCAAAGTTTGTAAACACATCAACTATCAAACTTTTCAAAAGTGACTCAGACGCTATATCTGGTATCAATACTATTGGTCTTACCACTACCACTAATGCATCTGGTATACACAAGTTCAGAACACTTTCACAAGGTACTTTAGCAAAAGTTGAAGTTATTGAACCTGGCAGTGGTTATCAGCATAGAAAGTTAAGAGTAAAACCAGAAGGAATTTCTACTGATTATGATCGGATTGAATTTAAGAATCATGGATTTAAGACTGGTGATGTAGTAAATTACTCTTGTACTGGGACTGAGATTGTAGGTTTATCTACATCAGACAGATACTCAATCTTTGCATTGAATGAAGATACCTTCAAACTTATCAATGTTGGCATTGCAGGAACTGTCACAACAGATTTGGTAAGACAAAAGTTTGTAGATATTCAGTCAAAAGGAAGTGGATATCATATCTTCAAGTATCCAGAAATTGAGGTAAATGCAACAGTATCCTTTGGATCAAGCGTTACTGGAACATTTAAGTTTACTCCCGTTATTACTGGTGAAATTACTGGTGCATACCTTTATGAAAATGGTGTTGGATATGGTTCAACAATACTGAACCTCCATAAGAAACCACTAGTAACATTAAAGAATGGAAAAAATGCACAGTTAAATCCAGTTATTTCAAATGGTCGCATTGTAGAAGTACAAGTATTGAGTGGTGGTGATGAGTATTTCTCTTTACCAGAATTGGTAGTTACTGATTCTAATGGAACTGGAACAGGTGCAATTTTAAGACCAGAAATTTCTAATGGTAGTATTGTAGACGTTGTAGTTATCAATGGTGGTTTGGGATATGATCCAAACTTTACTACAATTTTTGTAAAAAATAGAGGTTCGAATGCAATATTCAATCCATCTGTTAGAGACCTTCATGTAAATGATGTAGAAAGATTTGGTAAGTTTGCCAAAAATAGAACTCCCAAGATTTTCTCAAATGTTTATGAGAATGACACTCAAGACCATCTGTCATTTTCAATGTATGGATATTCCACAGATCTTGCTGGAAAATTAAATGATACTCTTTCCAATCACTCACCAATTATTGGATGGGCATATGATGGAAATCCAATTTATGGTCCGTTTGGATATAAAGATGGAACCACTGCTACTGGTGTAGGTATTATTAATCCTGGATATGTATTAGATTCCACAGGTATCTTTGATAGACCTCCTGTTACTACTTTTGCAGAAGGATTCTTCACAGAAGATTACAGATTTACAAATTCTGGTGATCTTGATGTTCATAATGGTAGATTCTGCAAAACACCAGAATTCCCTAATGGAGTTTACGCATACTTCGCTGGTGTAACAACAAGTTTGACTTCAAATACTTTGGAACCAAAGTATCCATATTTTGTTGGAGAAACTTTCCAATCTAAGTTTGAAAAAGAAAACTTGATATTGGATCAAACTTTTGACTTTAATAATTCTTCTTTAGTTCGAAATACATATCCATATAAGATTGCTGAACCAGAAGCAGATTATGATTTCCTTGATGAAGGATATGAATCTTTTAGTCAAAAGAGTTTTGTTACAGCAGTATCCAAAGGATCTATTGAGCAAATAGATGTCATTGAAGGTGGTTCAGGATATAAAGTAGGTGAACTTGTTAAGTTTGACCAGGAAAACACTGGAGGAACAGGATTAAGTGGTGAAGTATTAGAGGTTACTGGTAAGGATGTCTTATCACTTTCTACCGAATTGGAAAGATATGATAATGCAACTCTCATCAGAGATAATAACAGACAAGTATCTGCATATTTCAGAGATGGTTTTGATCTTGACAATAATGATGTAGTTTATGTAAGTGGACTTTCCACTTCAATCTCCAATCTTTATGGAAATCATAATATTGGTATTGGTACAGAGAATGTTTCTCTTGCAGCAACAATGTCTTCTTATACCGCAACACCTGGTGGTATTACTGAGGATATTTTTGTTTCTAGTATCCCTCAGGTATCAATTGGAAATAGTCTAACAATCCATTCATCAAATGGTGGGCAAGAAATTGTTAGAATTCTGAATAACTATGGCAACGGTATTATCAAGGTTCAGAGATTTGCTAGTGCTGGTGTTGCACACACCTTCTCCAGTAAAGTTAACGTAAGACAGGAAAGAATTGCTATTGCTGCAAGAACACCTGAATTTAAATCTGAGAGAAATAGTTTAGTTTACTTCAACGCGAAAGAATCTGTTGGTCTTGGAACAACTTCTGGTGGAGCAATCTCTAAAACCAGAACCGTTGGTGGAATACAAAATACTGTCTCTATTCCATATCAAAGCATCTACATTCCAAATCACCCATTCAAGACAGGTGAGCGTTTGACATTCACAATGTCACCAAAATCTGGTGTAACTGCTTTGATTTCGGGTAATGATGATACCAATACTAATACTTTTACAGTTCCAGATCAAACTACCAGAATTTCGGAAGTATTTGTAATTAGTAAGGGTGCAGATTACATTGGACTTACGACTCAGGTAGGATTAACTACTAATACTGCTGGATTATTCTTCTACAGTGATGGTACAGATAATGATGAATATTTACTAACTACACATAAGACCCAAGTTACAGGTGATGTAGATAGAATTGTAACAACAGTAAGCACTGGTTCATCTCACGGATTGCAAAATAAGGACGCAATCTCACTAACTGTAAAACCAAACGTTGTTGTTGGTGTTGGAACAACTGCTGCACTTACATTGAGATTTAATGAAGAACATAAGCAGTTGATTGTTAATCCAGTTGGAGTTAATTCAACTAATATCAATACTGTAACAAATCAGATTACAATTCCTAATCATGGATTCAAAACTGGTGATAAAGTTTTCTATGAAAGTTCCGAAGTTGCTTCTGGATTAACAACTGGTTCATACTATGTTGTTGAAGATACTAGAAACTCTTTCAGACTTGCAGAAACACTCTATGAATCAAACCCCGAGTCTGAGAAGACAATTAATATTGTTGGGACTGGAGATACAAGTCATACTTTTGGACTTGTCAATCCAAAAATTGATGTTGTCAGAAATTCTGACATAAGATTCAACCTCAATGATCCATCACTTGTTGGATATAATCTCAATATCTACACTGATCAAAACTTTGTAAATGAATTTATAACAACATATGATAATACACAATTCAATGTAGAACGCAGCGGTGTTGTTGGTGTTGCAGCAACCGCATCACTTACAATTAACTATTCTGAGAATATACCATCAATCCTGTATTATGGTTTAGAAAAAGCGGGATATATTAGCACTTCTGATATCTCAGTCAGAAATTATTCACAAATTAATTATGTTAATAGTGAATATAATGGAAGATATTCTGTAAGTGGTGTAACTTCCACTACTTTCAAATTCTCTCCAAATAGACTTCCTAGTGTACTTTCTTACACCAAAGATCAAACAGATCTTATTGAATACAGTACAAGATCAGAAACTGCCTTAAACAGTGGTGTTGCAAAAGTAAAACTCATTTCAGGTGGATTCAACTTCGATAAGATTCCAGTATTCTCTGAAGTTGAAACTGTGAATGGAAGAAATGCAAATATCGTTGCAATTTCTACAACTATTGGTAGGGTTAAGAATTTTAGAATTCAAAATATTGATTATGCATATCCATCAGATAGAACTCTAAGACCAGAGGCAACACTCCCAATTATTTTGAATGTTGATGATTTAGACATCATTGATCGTTTTGAAATTGAATCTGGTGGTAGCAGATATCTGAGTGCCCCAGACTTACTCCTTTACAATGATACAAAGAATGTAATTATTGATTCTACATCACTAATTGCTGATGTACCTAATGATGCTGTTTCTGGAATTGAGCAAATTGCTCCTATCTTTGGAATTGAATCAGAACCACATAGAGTAATTGCAATCAATAACTCAAATGGTGTAGGTATTAGTTCAATTCTTACAAGTGCATCTGGTATTGCAACTTGTACAATCAATACACCTATTAATGGATTCACTCAGAATCTATTCCAGGATGGTGATGAAATCTTTGTTGAAGGTATTGAGTTAGTATCTCCAACTGGAACAGGATATAATTCTGAGGATTATGGATATAGATTCTTTAAGATTGATACTGCAAACTTCCTTGCTAATCCAGCAACAATTCAGTTCTCTCTCCTTGATGATGCTGGTGCTGGTTTAACTACCAATCCAGGTATTGCTAAGACATTCCAGTCAGGATATGCGACTATTGTTAATAGGAGAGATTATCCAGACATTCGTGCAATCAGAAAGAGAGCAACGTTTGCAGATAATGAGAAATTATTTGTTGATAGTGGAACAGGATTTAGATCTGTTGATTTGAGAATCTCTATGGTTAGAGAAGATTATATTAAGGTTCTTGGTAGATATAACATTCAAAAAGGTGAAAAAGTCAAGGGTGTTATTAGTGGTGTTATTGCGACAATTACTGGTGTAAGTAAAGATAGATCTAAGTTTACTATTGACTATTCATCTAGTCAAAATCTTGGATGGAGAGATGATATTGGTAAGTTGAGTGAAGACTTCCAGGTAACTCCAGATAATGACTATTATCAGAATTTGTCATACTCTGTCAAGAGTTCTATTCCTTGGGACACAATGTCTGGACCAGTGAATAGTATTCTTCACCCAGCAGGTATGAAGAATTTTGCTGATGTTGGAATTACGTCAGCAACTGATACTGGTGTTAGTATTGGTGGAACAACTAATGCTATTATCATTCTCGATGTTATCAATGAGGAAAGAGTTGATACAATCAATAACTTTGACTTTACTGTCGATGATGACGTAAGAGGTAATCAGTCTAAGTTCCTGAGAATTAAAAATAGAAAACTAACAGATTATACTGAATGTAGAACAAATAGAGTTCTTATTCACGATGACATTAGTGATAGATTCTCAAGTAAAGGATTCCAAGGATCTTCAATTGAAATTGAAGAGATTGATATTGTAGATACCAATGTCAGATATGTGATTCAGATTGTAGCACCAGATAGCGGTGATGTACAAATCACTGAGTTGGTCTTACAGTCTACTACACTCAATTCATATCTTTTGGAAAAGAATACTACTTTCAGTAGAAATAAACTTGGTGATTTTAGTGCAGATGTTGAAACTGATGGTAGAAAAACTCTTATCTTTACCCCAGTAGATGCATTTGATACTGACCTTGATATTAAGGTACTCAAAAAGACATTTGCCAATGGATTTGCAGGTATTGGATCACAAGCAATTGCATCTATTGATCTGATTGCATCTAACACACTTGGAATTTCTAGTGTTGGTACTGCAACTAGTGAAAAGGTTGTCTACGAATTTAATGATGCCGACTTCAATGGCGCATTTGCTTCTTTCGAAATTGCTGATAGATTCAACAATTCGAATGTAAGTTTTGTTGAAGCTGCTATTGACTTTGATGGAACTGATGTAAACATCAGTGAATATTACTTTGACACAAATAATCAATCTTACAGTGCAACTAAGTTAGGAATTGTTACTTCCATATATGATGCAAATGCTGGTATTGTCTCAGTAAGTGTCATCAATAATACTGTTAATCAGACATATGATGTTCGCTCAAACTTTGTTAAATTTGCAGATACTGCTGCTGGTGATGGAATTTACAGATTCTTACAAGCATCTCAACCACCTGGATCTGAAAATAGTGCTGTATTAGAATCTGTTGTCGATTCTGGTTCTGGTTCAGTAACAATCGGTACATATGATATCAACAGATTTAGTTCAGTATCATCTCTTGTAAGAGTATCATCTGGAACTCAGTCTGCGATTCATCAAGTATCTGCTGTATGTGATTCCTTAAAAGTAGTTGTTACACCAGGAATGTTTGCTGCTACTGGAAATACTACTGGTCTTGGCACATTTGGTGGACAGATTGTTGGAAGCGACTTCTTAGTCAAGTTCTTCCCTGATAGTGGAAGTGTAGAAGCACAAGCATATAACCAAGCATTCTATACTACTAGTGATTATGATACTCAACCATTAGATCTTGAATATGGTTCAAATGTTCAAAACATTTTACTCTCTGGTTTTGATTCATTGAATGGTCCAAGAGCAAACAAACTATTTTTCCCACTCAAACACGATGGTGTTCCCATCTATGCTAAGACATTTGACCCAAGTACAACAACTGTTAATCTTGCAACTGGCGAATTTACTATTAATGATCACTTCTTCAATACTGGCGAAGAACTAGACTATATTCCAGATTCAACATTTGTTGGTGTTGGAAGAAGTCATATGGGTATTGGTCAAACTGCCAACTACCTTGGAATTGTAACCGATAGACTTCCTGAAAAAGTTTATCCTATCGTCTCTTCACCAAATAACTTTAAACTTGCAACAACTCCTCAATTTGCGGCACTTGGTATTGCAGTAACATTTACTGATGTGGGTGTTGGTAATGCTCATCGTTTCGAATTTACTAAGAAACTCACCAAGACTGTTATTGCTCTGGATGGTATTGTTCAGCAACCAATTACATTTACATCAATTAATCATACTCTTGAGCACAACTCCTTCTTTGCTGCAAATGGAATTACTGCTGGCATTTCAACGTTCAATATTAGTGGTATTTCTTCAATTCAACCAAGAGATCTTATTAGAATTGATGATGAATATATGAAGGTTGTTGAGGTTGGTCTTAGTACTAACGTCGGTGGAGAACTTTTAGGTCCAATTAATGGTGTCATCTCTGCTGGATTCTCTACCTTCCCATCAGTTTCTGTTGTTAGAGCATCTGTTGGTAGTACGGCAGTTGCTCACGAAAATGGAGCAGAGGTAAGAGTATACAGAGGTTCATTCAACATTGTTGATTCTACTGTACACTTTACTGATCCTCCAAAGGGTAATACTAGAACTAGAAGGGATGCAAGTAATTTACCATTCGTAAGTGCTAAGTTCTCTGGTAGAACATTCCTGAGACAGGATTATGCTACTAATATGCTGTTCGATGATATTTCAGAACAGTTCACTGGAATTGGTAAAACCTACACAATGACTGTTGGTGGTGGTAATACCACTGGTGTTGAAGCAGGAAATGGCATCTTGTTCTTGAATGGTGTCTTCCAAACACCAACTACAACCAATAATATTGGAAACAACTATGAATTTGAAAATGATAATGTAGCAGGAATTTCCAGCGTAGTATTTACAGGTATTACATCAACTGACGGTTCATTCATTCGTTCCGAGTTTGATATCAATCAGAATCAACTTCCAAGAGGAGGAATGATTGTTTCTCTGGGATCAACCCCAGGTCTTGGATATGCTCCTCTCGTTGGTGCAAAAGTCAAGGCAGATCTTACAAATGGTGCAATTACTGATGTTGTCGGAGTCAATACTTACAGAAATCCTGTTGGTATTGCAACAGCAGCATACAACAAGTCTACTGGCGTTATTGAACTCAGAACACATACAAATCATTACTTAAAGGGTGGTGATAGAGTTCAATTGGTTGGTCTCCACTTTACTTGCACACCTGCATACAGTGGTGTAACTACAACAATCTTCCCAGATCATGATCGTTCTTTTGATGTTGTAAATATTCTTTCAGCAAATGAACTGACTGTTCAGGTCGGAACTAGCACAATCACTCACAATTATGTTGGATTTGGTGAAGTATTCAAACATTATTCATTGAACCACGGATCTGGATATAGAGATCCTGTTGCGATTGGAGTTACTGATATTGCATTTGATCATAAGTTTGTCAGAGCAGGTGTTGGTTCTATTTTCGTCGGTTCTGCTGGAACCACTTCTTTCACCGCTACTGGCGCTGACTTTGAATCACATACTGGAAAACTTATTGTAACTGTTGCAAACCACGGTTTACAAGTAGGAAACCAAGTTGGATTCGATACTGGTGGTTTAATTCTGTCTTGTTCAGAAGATAACTTCCTCACAGAGCAACCTTATCCTAGGTCTACGGACCCTGTGGCAGGCATTACGACCGAAGTTACTACAACTACCACAAACACCTTTACGGTCAATGTAGGACCTGCTGGTGGTGCTGGAACGGGTGCTGTGGTTAGTGCTGTTGTCGGTGCTGGTGGAACACTTGCATTCAATATTGATAATGCAGGTTCTGGATATGTCAATCCAAGAATTACGATTGAAGAACCAATTTATGAGAATATGTCTGTAATTGGCGTTTCTCGTCTTGGACAGGGTGCAACCACAGAGACTGGTGAAAATCTACTCCTTAACTTAAAAGTTGGCGCTGCTTCAACAAACGTTGGAATTGGATCTACCTTGTTCCAGGTAGAATCCTTTGAAGTTGCAAGAACTGGGTATAACTTTAAAGTTGGTGACGTTATGAAAGTTGTTGGTCTTGTTACCGCAGCACATCTTACTTCCCCAGTTTCTGATTTCGAACTTGAAGTTGTTGAAACATTCAATGATCGTATGTCTTCTTGGTCATTCGGTGAAATGGATTATATTGATACTACTGCTCTACTTCAAAATGGTGTTAGAAAGAGATTCCCACTCTTCTACAATGGACAATTGTTGAGTTTTGAAATTGATCCAAATCATCCTCTTTCTAGTCAGATTGATTTGAATGCTGTTCTTCTTATCTTCATTAATGGTGTATTGCAACAACCAGAAACTGCATATCAATTTGAAGGTGGTACATCTGTAACATTCACACAGGCACCAAACGAAAGTGATAAGGTCGATATCTTCTTCTATATTGGTCAAGAAGGTGTTGATGTTACTATCGTCAATATCACAGAAACGATCAAGATTGGTGATGATCTGTTTGTCAAGAAGATGCCAGGTTTCTCTGTTCCAAAAGATCAATCTCGTGATAGAACTATTGTTGATATCACAGGATCAGATACTGTTGAAACAGATATCTATGTTGGACCAGGTATCAATGATACTGTGTTTAGACCACTTGATTGGAATAAGCAGAAAGTTGATAAATTTGTCAAGGGTGATGTTGTTTCTAAAACAAGACCAGTTCTTGAACCAAGAGTTTATCCAACTGCAAGAATTATCGGTGATCTGAATACATCAAGTACTAATATCTTTGTCGATAATGCGAAATTCTTCAATTATGAAGAAGATAATTATGGAATCAATATTACTAATGTTGACGCATTAGTTGTTGATTCTAATGATCCTGTTTCAGCAGCATTTACTGCTACTGTTTCCGCAGGAGGAACTATTTCTGCTGTAACCATAACAAATCCAGGTCTTGGATATTCGGGAACTTTCCCAATTAAATTTGCAAATCCAGTTGCTATTGGTGTTGGTGTTGGAACTACTGCAATTGCAGAAGCAACAGCAGATGGTCATTCAATTGTATCTGTCAACATCACAAACCCAGGTTTTGGATATACAAATACAAATCCACCAAATATGATCATCGAAGTTCCTGAGGTAACTAAGGAAAGTATCGTTGACATTCAGAATGTTCAAGGTTTCTCTGGCATTATTACTGGAATCGCAGCAGTAAATGGTATTGGTGGACATCCATTAGCACTTCGTATTAACTTCAGAACACTTGATGTCAGTGATGCTAATGATTTGTCACAGGGATATCCCGTAATGATTTACAACACCACTGTTGGAACTGGTGTAACCTCAGTTGATGGTGAAGATGCATCTGTTATTGGAATTGGAACACAATTCTTGGACAATGTTTACAAAGTTCATCAAGTATCCAATAACGGACCTGATGGACAGATTATTTGTAATATTGATTCTAATACTAATGTAGTTGGAATTGCAACCACAGGTTCTGCGGTCGCTCCAATTCTTTCACTCGGAAATATTTCTTGGGGAAGAATATATGATTATAATGCACGCACAAATCCAATTTCTATCGGTGTCACAGGTCTCACCGTTGATGCTGGATTATCAACATTCCCAACTATTCAAAGAAGAGATTTCGGATTTAGAGATAGTGGTGCTTTAAGAGATAGATCTGTACTTCCATAAAGGTCCTATAAATACATAAAAAAAGATAACGATGTCAGCAATTGTTACTGATCAATTTAGAATTCTGAATGCCAGTAATTTTGTAGAATCAGTTGAATCAACTTCCAACTCTTACTACATTACTGTTAGTTTACCAAATCCGACTGCGGTTGGTTTTGGTAGAACTAGTGATTGGAATACTTCACCTCCTGCACCCCTGGATAGCTTCGCCTATAACAGTCACGCAGGTGATGTTGTTTTGTATGGAAAGAAGATAACTTCTGCAAATATTAGAAGAATTATAAGAAGGATTGATTGGGTTGCAGGAACGAGATATGAGATGTATAGGGATGATTATACCATCCAAAATCCATCACCATTGACAAATGCTGCAACGTTATATAATTCAAATTACTATGTAATGAACTCTGATTTTAGAGTTTATATTTGTATTGAAAATGGGTCTGATGGAAAGAATCCCAAAGGAAATGTTTCTCAGGATGAACCTACGTTTACGGACTTAGAACCATCTAAACCAGGAACTAGTGGTGACGGATATATTTGGAAGTATCTGTTTACAGTTTCTCCTAGCGATATTATTAAATTTGACTCGACAGAATACATTACTGTACCAAACTCTTGGGCAACATCAACTGATGCTCAAATCAGAGCAATGAGAGAGTCTGGTAACTCTGATGTCAATTTAAATCAAATTAAAACAGTTTTCATCGAAGATGGTGGAAACAACTATGCAAGTGGACTAGGACAAGAGGTTGATATTATTGGTGATGGTACAGGTGGAAAAGTTCGTGTCGATGTTGTTGGTGGAAAGATTACTGACACCATCGTAACATCTGGTGGAAGTAATTATAGTTACGCACTAGTAGATCTTGGATCTATAAATTCAAATACTACTGGAACTAGTGCAAAATTAATTCCTGTTGTTCCACCATCAAAAGGTCATGGATATGATATTTACACCGAATTAGGTGCAGATAAAGTATTAGTTTATGCACGTTTTGATGATTCGACGAAAGATTTTCCAATTGATACAAGTTTTGCTCAGGTTGGAATCGTAAAGAATCCAACTGCAGTAGGAACTGATACGATTTACACTGATAATACTTTCACAGGACTTTTTTCAGTTAAATTCTCATCTATAACAGGAACTCCAACTGTTGGAGAAAAAATTGAACAGACTCTTGCTGGTGGAACTGGTAAAGCATTTGGTTATGTAGCATCTTATGATACTGAAACAATGGTCTTGAAGTATTTCCAAGATAGATCACTATATTATAATCAGTCAACGTTTGATCAGAAAGATTATGTTGGCATCTCTACTAACGGTAGAGCATATGCTTTCGAATCTTCATCTAACCCTATTAGTGGACAAAGTTCTGGTTTCTTGGGGTCAATTTTCCAGGGATTTACTGGAATTACAACGAATCCAACAGGACAAAAGTTAATCAACCTTGGTGTAAACTTTACATCTGGGTTAGCAGCACCTGAAATAAATAAAGGGTCAGGACAATTAATTTATCTTGATAACAGACCTAGTATTTCTAGGAATTTGAGACAAAAAGAAGACATCAAAATTATACTGGAATTCTAAAAAATGCCACAGAAGACTAATTTAAACGTAAATCCTTATTACGACGATTTTGATAAGGATGATAATTTTTACAAGGTTCTCTTCAAACCTGGATATCCAGTTCAGGCTAGGGAGTTAACAGGTCTTCAATCTATTTTACAAAGTCAGATTGAATCCTTTGGATCTCATATGTTCAAAGAGGGTTCAATGGTTATCCCTGGCGGGGTAACTTGTGATAACCAGTTTACTACTGTTAAAGTAAACCCAACACATTTGGGTATTGACATTACAGTATACCTTGATGCTCTTGTAAATGCAAATGATGGTAAAGGTACCAGAGTTGTTGGTGAAGATACCGACGTAGTTGGTGTTATCAAAGGATACCTTTTGCCGCCAGAAGAAGGTGTAGAAGATATTACCCTTTTTGTAAAATACCGTGATGGTGCCTCCGATGAATCAACCGTAGAGTTTGCTGACGGAGAAGTTCTTGTCATCGATGAGAATGTTACATATGGAAACACAACTCTCAATTCGGGAGATACTATTTTAACAGCAGTGTCTATTGACGCTTCTGCAATGGGATATGCAGTTGGTGTTGCACCAGGTGTATATTTTATTAGAGGATATTTTGTTGATGTCCCTCAATCTCAAATTGTTCTTGATCCATATCAAAATGAACCTTCTTTTAGGGTTGGATTTGATGTTATAGAATCTATCATCAATTCAGATGAAGATGAGTCTCTTAATGATAATGCAAAAGGATATACAAACTATGCTGCACCTGGTGCAGATAGATTAAAAGTTTCTGTAAAACTTACAAAAAAAGCACTCTTAGATTTTGATGATACCAATTTCATCGAACTCGTTAAAATTGATAATGGTGAGATAAAGAAATTACAAAATAAGTCAAACTATAATTTAATCAAGGATTATTTCGCAAAGAGAACTTTCGAAGAATCTGGAAACTATGCAGTAGATGAATTTAAAGTAGAAGTTGCCAACTCTTTAAATAATGAAACTGGAAACGGCGGACTCTACACCGAACAGCAAAAAACGGAGCAAGGCAACACTCCAAATGATGATACAATGTGTATCAAAGTTTCTGCTGGAACTGCATATGTCAAAGGATATGATATTGATCTTGTAGGATCAACTGTTATTGATGTTCCAAAACCAAGAACAACAAAGGAAGTTAAATCTGCAAGAGTTCCCTTTGCGATGGGAAGTCTTCTTAAAGTCAATAATGTAACAGGAGTTCCTTTCATTAATATTGGTGCTGCTGTAAGTGGAACCCAGACAACTCAGGTAAATGTTGTCCAACTTTTCAATAGACTAAGAAATACTGGTACTACTAATGCTGGTACTGGATTAAAAATTGGTGAAGCAAGACTGTATTGGTATGGTGTTTCTGACGCACCATACACAGGTGATACAACAGAATGGGATTTATATCTATTTGATGTTCAAACATATACAGATCTTTATCTTGCAAAATCTTATTCACTTTCAGAAGTTCCTCTTGGATCTTACGTAAGAGGTCTTTCTAGTGATGCAACTGGATATGTTGCTGCCAAGAGAAATGGTGCTGGATTCTCATTAACACAAACTTCTGGTAACTTCCTCGTTGGTGAGCAAGTTATCATTAACGAAAATCAGGACTATAAGGTTGCTATTGAGAATTTACGTGCATTCTCAGTTGAAGATATCAAGTCTGTTTATCAAGATTCAACATCAATCAATACTGCAATTCAAAGAGACTTTATTGCAGATTGTGTTCTTTATGAAAGAACTCCACCAAAATTTGCAATTACCGATAAATTAGTTGTTACTGGGGCAAATACTGGTCAGGTTGCAGGAAGATCATTTAGTGCAATTACTGGTATTAAGACTGATGCTGTTATTAAGTATCAAACTGGTAATGCAGATGCAAACTTCAATAGAATTAGTTCAATTGCAGCAGATGGAACTTCGATAGGTCTTGCAGCACCAGCATCTTCTGTAACTGGTATTTACAGAAATAATGTAACCAATGGAAGTTCTCAGTTCTCACTGATGGTTCCAAAGATTCACAATACCCAAGCTTCTGGATTATTTGCAGAACTTCCAGAACTTGATATTGCATCTGTTGATCTTGCAAATTCAGATCTTGTAATTACAAGACAACTTACAGGAGAAGCAACAAACGGTAGTGGTGAGATGACTCTTACTACCGCAGATGCACTTGACACTAGTGCTGGAATTACTAGTGTATTCTTTGAAACTTTCGATGCTGAAAGATATTCAATTCATTATAGTGATGGAGATACTGCTGATCTCAAATCAGGAAACTTTATCTATGGACAGAATGGTAACTCAATTACATTCACTGGATTGAGAACTAATCAAAGTAATGTCACTGTAATTACAACTCTCAAAAAAGAGCAAGTAACTGCAAAAACTAAGGAATTTACAAGAAGCAGACAAGTAGCAGTTACTAGAACTAATGGATATTCAACAGCAGTTGGACTGACAACTAGTAAGTTTTATGGTTTAAGAATTGAAGATGAGGAGATCTCTCTCAATATACCTGATGTTGTAAATGTTCGTGCAGTTTATGAATCAACAAACTCTTCTGCACCAGTCCTAGATTCTCTTACCTTCGCAACTGGACTTTCATTAGATACAAATGTAATTGTTGGTGAAAAAATCGTTGGACAGGACAGCAGAGCAGTTGCTCAGGTTGTTTCGACAACTGCAACAACTGTCAGTTACGTTCCTCTCAATCAAAACGAGTTCCAGGTTGGTGAGTCGGTCGTATTCAAAGATTCTTCTCTGAATATTCTCGTTCAAAGAACAACCGCTGGAAGTTACATCGATAGAACTGCTAACTATATCCTTGACAAAGGTCATAAAGCACAATATCAAGATTATTCTAGAATTCGTAGAAGAGATGGATTTGCACCACCATCCAAACAGTTGTTAGTTGTTTGTGATCATTATGTTGTTGGTGCAGGAAATGCTGGTGATATCTTTACTTGCAATTCTTATACTTCTGAGAGATATACAAATGATATTCCAACATTGGTTAATGGAGTTAGAGTAACTGATTTACTTGATTTTAGACCAAGAGTTACTGAATTTGATCCTTCTACTGCAACAGCATCACCTTTTGCTTTCCAAAGTAGAAGTTATGAATCAAATTCCAGATATGTAGTTTCACCAGATGAAACATCTAGAATTGGTTATAGTTTCTATCTTCCAAGAGTCGATTTGTTGACTCTGAATCGTTTGGGTGAGGTTGAAGTCGTCCAAGGTGAGCCAGCAGAAGATCCACAACCACCAGTTCTTGCTGATGATGCAATGGAACTTGCGTTGCTTGCTCATAAAGCATATCTTTATAATCCTAACACAGGTTCAAGAATTCTTCTGAGAGATAATAGAAGATTCACAATGCGTGATATTGCTGCATTGGAGACTAGGATTGAAAATCTTGAAGAGATGACATCTTTGAGTTTGCTTGAATTAGATGCTGCAACTAAGGAAGTTACTGATGCAAATGGTCTCAATAGATTCAAGTCTGGATTTGTTGTAACTGATTTTGCAGACAAATCTATTGGTGAACCAAGACTCACTACAATTGATATTAACTCAGAAGAGAAGTGTGGAATTTCTCCTGTTGAGTTTATGTCGATGAATGCAGAAATTGCATTAGATCCTGCAATTGATCCTACAACTGCAGATCTCACACAGAATCTAAGATTACAAGATCCAAATATTCAAAAGACCGGTGATCTTTTGACTCTGAAATATGAGGAAAAACAGTGGATTAATCAACCACAAGCAACTAATGTTGAAAATGTTAATCCATTTAATGTCATCGTTTATGTCGGTGGTGTTACATTAGATCCAGCGGCAGATAATTGGACAAGAACAATTTACATCAATAACAGAAGAACTGAATCTTCTGGTGCTAAGTGGGTACAGGAAGCGTCAGTTCATAAGGATGTTGATAGAAAAGTTACTTATGAGACTTACAGAAAGGGTCGTGGTAGAAATGAAAGAAAGACTAGAAAACTTGTTACGACAACTACAACTACTACAACTAGATACAAACCAAAACTTACAAGACCTTGGCAGAGAGAATTTGATTACGTTGAAAACGTAAAAATCAAGAGTACTGTTGATCCATTTATGCGTTCCAGAAACGTATACTTTGCTGCTAATGGTCTTAGACCTTTCACTAAACACTATCATTTCCTCGATAGTCAGCAAGTTGATATTATTCCAAAACTTGTTGAAATTGAAATGGATTCTGGTACATTCAGAACTTATGAAGATGTTGATGTATTCCAAAAGGGCAAAAAGATTGCACATTTCAGAATTCAAAAACCAAATCACAAATTTGGTGATACTTCTAGACCAGACATTGCTGCTGGATTAGGTTCTCCATCTGTTCTTGTTGAAACATACTCAACAGATCCTTATGATAGAACAAGACCTGCACCATCAAATGCATATTCTGCAACTTCAAAACTTTTGAATATTGATGTTCGTTCACTATCAACTGAACAAAGATATTATGGATACATTACTCCTGGTGCAAAACTTGTTGGTAGAACCAGTGGTGCGGTAGCACGTATCAAGAGATCTGATTTGATTTCTGATAATTGGGGCGATATTGTCGCAGCATTCTTCTTCCGTGATCCAAACACAAATCCAGCACCACCAATTAAGGTTAAGTCTGGTGAAAAGACTGTAAAGATTACTGCAACTCCACCAGGAACAATTAGTCTTCCAGGTTCTACTGTAAATGCTTCGGAAGCAATTGGATCTTATAGTGGTTCTGGAACAATCATTACTCAGGAGACTGATAGAGTTTCTGTAAGACATCCACCCAAACCAAGAGCGAGACCTACCGAAGTCAATGTTACTGTTAAAGCACCTCACAGAGACCCACTTGCACAAACATTTACTGTAGATGGTACGGGTGCATTCCTCACATCATTTGATCTTTACTTTGCTCGTGTGGACGAAAATGCAAAGGTCTTTGTTGAACTTAGAACAGTTGATCTTGGAACACCAACAAATCTGTTGGTGCAAGATTTCTGTCAGGTTGCTCTCAATCCCAATGATATTAAAATCGGAACAGCAGATAATCCAGTTCCAACAAGAGTAAGATTCCCATCACCAGTCTTCTTAGAATCTGGTCAAGAATATGCAATTGTTATCCTGTCTCCAAGTTCTGATGAATATGAGATGTGGACTGCAACTATGGGACAAAAGACTGTTAAGTCTGCAAATCTCCCAGATGTTCAAAATGTTGTTGTTTCTAAGCAATACATTGGTGGATCTCTCTTTAAGTCTCAAAATGGTACTATTTGGACACCAAGTCAGTATCAAGATTTGACATTCACTCTTTATAAGGCAGAATTTGTCAGATCTGGAACTGCTACATTCTATAATACACCTGTTACTACAAGTGGTGATAATGCTTCTTTACTGCCACCTAACCCAATTGAAGGTCTTCCCAGAAAACTGAGAGTTCCTGTAAGTGGCGCAACTGCTGCAGATATATCAAATGTAGTTCCTGGTGTTAAAATTGGTGAGGGAACTTCTCCAAGTATTACTGGTTTTGTTGAAAATCTTGGTGGTCCAATTAGTGCATCAAGTATTGTTAGTGCTGGTGAAGGTTATCCAAATACAACAACGAATAATGTACCACTGTTCAGTCTGACTGGACAAGGAACAGGAGCACAAGCAACTGTTATCGGTAATGCTGATGGTGAAGTTGCTACCGTAACTATTTCTAATGCTGGAAGTGGTTATGTTAAAGGTGAGATGCTTGGAATTACAACTAGTAATATTGGTGGTGGTTCTGGTGCAGTTGTTAGTGTAAATGATCACGGAACTTTTGATGTGATGTATCTCACTGGTGTTCAGGGAGAAAACTTCACAAATGCTGCAAGTATGGTTCGTTATCTTGATCCTAATGATGAAGCCACTAGAACTTCAATTGATTCAAGTGTAAATGGAAACTCCACTCTGGTAGATGGAAGATTCGGTGGTAACGTTCTCAGAATCAAGCAGTATAATCATGCACATCACGGTGGAAACAATATAATTGAAATTGTAGACGTTGATCCTGACAGAGAAAAAGTTGATCTTAATGCAAACTTTGGCATTAATGATTCTACTGTCTCTATTGCAAATACCACTCCATTTGCAAGATTTGAAGGAATTACAACTTCTGCTGGATATGCAAAAATTGGTGATGAAGTTGTTGCTTATAGTGCAATCACAAACACAAATGGAAATGCTGGTACGCTTTCAATTACTTCTAGAGGACTGAACGGCACTACTCAATCCTCACACGTTGTTGGAGAATCCATTCAACCATATGAAGTAAATGGAGTATCACTGACAAGAATCAACACCACTCACAATATTCCTGCAACATATTATCAGGACGAAAATTCTAACTTTGATAACTACTTCCTTGAATTTGATAGAACTGGAAGACCAAGTGGTGAAAATATGATTAACTTTGAATCGGATAAAGCATTGGGTGGATCTAACGTTGGAATTTCCCAAAACTATCAGTTTAGTTCGATTGAACCTCTGTTCAATACAATTACACCTGGTAAGGGAACTGCAATCAAGAGTCAGATTAGAACAATCAGTGGCACTAGTGCTGGTGGAAATGAAATATCCTTTATTGATCAAGGATTTGATTCGATTCCATTGAACAAAGTTCTTCACTTCAGAACACCAAGAATGGTTGCTTCCGAAGTAAATGAAACCGCTCGTTTGACAAATCTTCCAAAGAATAAGTCTTTGACTTTAAGAGTTGATTTTACAACAGAAGATACTAATCTGTCTCCTGTAATGGATCTGCAAAATTCAACCTTCATTCTTGGCAGGAACAAGGTCAATAACCCTGTTGATGATTATGTTAAAGATCCAAGAGCAAATACAGTTGATAAAGATCCACACTCAACTATCTTTGTTACTCAAATGGTTTCTCTTGAACAACCTGCAACAAGTCTGAAAGTTATTATTGCAGCAAATAGACAACCTGAGGCAGATTTCAGAGTTCTCTATCGTTTGGATAGAGCAGATTCTGAGCAAGTCGATCAGAAGTTCATTCCATTCCCAGGTTTTGACAATACCAAGGATACTGATGGTGATGGATACGGTGATGAAACAATTGATCCACAGAAGAACAGTGGAAGAGCAGATGCATTTGTACCACCAAATGATAGAACATCTTTCTCTGAATATCAATTCAGTGTAGATAATCTTGAACAGTTTGATGGATTCTCAATTAAGGTTGTAACATCTTCAACCAATGAATCCACACCTGTCAAGTTGAAAGATTTCAGATGTATTGCACTTGCATAATAAAATGACTAATATTCCTAAGGAAGACTTAATTCCAGTTGAGGGTCACACGAATCTTTTTCGAGATCGTGTGACTGGTGCTATTGTGAATACTAACACAAGTGGATATTCACAATATCAACAAATGAAACAACGAAAACAGAATGAAAGGCGTGAACTTGATACAATTAAGTCTGATATAGAAGAGATTAAAACTCTATTACGGGAGCTTACTAATGGATCCAGATGAAATCAAACTCAGTGGACTTTCCAAGGAATTTGCATATCAAAAAATAGCAAATGAACTGGATGAATGTGACAGTATTTCTTTGATGAGGGACATTGCAAAGTCTTATGCAAAGCTATATTTGAAGCAGCAAGAAGTTGTTTCGGGTTTGGGACTTCAAGGAATATAAATATTCATACATCCTGAGCTGTATATAAATGGCTGAAATTAAAGTCAGAGTAGGACAAAAACCGGCAACAAAGGTTATTTCTTCCCTTGCTGGTGCTCAAGGTCTCTCGTTGGCTGAGTTAAGTGATGTGAATGCCACCAATTTATCAAACGGAATGGTCCTCGTTTATAATGCTAGCACCAGAAAATGGGATGCTACGTTAGAGTTAACGCCAGGTAATACACAGAACTTAGACATCAACGGAGGAAATTTCTGAAATGGCAAGTATTATTAGGATCAAAAGATCCTCAGGTACAGCTAAACCATCAACTTTACAATGGGGCGAATTAGCATACGTAACTGGTATTGGTAGTGCTACCAACGCTGCTTACCAAAATAAAGATAGAGTTTATCTTGGTGACGACGGCACTAACGTTAACGCTATTGGCGGACGTTATTACACCTCCATGATGGACCACGTTCCTGGAACTGTGGCGAACATTGCAGGAACTAATACTAGAAACCTTGACAAAGGTGTTTCTGCACTGATGGCACCACTGGCAAACAGTGGTCTCGGTGGAGCACTTTCACTCAAAGTTGATCAGTGGAACGTAGATAATATTAGAATTGATGGAAATGTAATTTCATCAACTGATACTGATGGAGATATCAAATTAGATCCTAACGGTTCTGGTGAAGTACATATTCCAGACGATACATTCCTTTCGTTCGGTGACGATAAGGATGCTAAGTTTGAATATGATGAAAACGGAACTGACCAGTTAAATTATACTGGTGCAGATCTTAGAATCAATGTTGATACACAATCAACAACAAAAGATACTGGCGCTTTAATTGTTGAAGGTGGTGTTGGTATTGAGAAGAATCTGAACGTAGGTGGAACAGTTGCACTTGGCGACTCACTTACAGTTGATCAACTTAAATTACAAGATAATGTAATTTCTACCATCTCTGGTACAGAGATGATCATTGACCCATTCCCCGATGGGTTAAGCAATGAAGGTAGAGTCGTTATCAAAGGTGATCTTCAAATTGATGGCACCACAACGACTGTCAACTCAACGACAAGCACAGTCAATGACCCTATTCTTCATGTCGGTGATGTAACAAGCACCAGAACCGTTATGGTTGCTGCCAATAGTGGCGCAACAAGTCTGGTTCTTGATTCTGTCGTTGGTATTAACACTGCCGATGCAGTTACAGGTACTGGTATTGCAGCGAACAGCACAGTTGCTTCTTACAATACTGGCACAAAGACCATTACCCTTAATAATGCAACAACAGCGGGTATTTCAACTCAAACTCAGTTGACAATTACCCACGCATACGACACTAATACTGATAGAGGTCTTTCGTTTACATATAATACTAGCAGCGGTGCTGGAAATAATGTAAATGGTTTCTTTGGTTTTGATGATAGTTCCATCGCAGATTCCACTGCTGATGCAGACAACCATGGAACTCACGCTGACGATAGCAGAAGATGGACTTATGTTCCTGATGCAACAATCACTGGCAGCGTAGTTTCAGGAACCAAAGGTTTCCTGGATATCAAAGGTATTTACTACCAGGCAGGTGATTACAATCTTGGTGGTGTTGTCTACTTTGATGACACTGGTCTTCAAAGATCAACAAATGCTGTTGCATCTCCTGTAATTACTTCTAAGCAGGTTCTTACTGCAATCACCAAAAATACTCTTGCTCTCAGTGGAAATATCACTGTTAGTGTTGGGGATATTGTTAGACAAGACGTTACAGGTGCTTATGGTGTTGTTGAGACCCAAGTTTCTGCTGGAAATAGCGTTAATCTGATCGGTGTTGAAGGAACATTCAATACTTCAAATAATCTGAGAAGAGAGGGTCAGAGCGGTAGCATTTCAAACCTTGCAGTAAATCCTAGTTCTGTTTCGGTAATATATACTAATAAGCCCCACTGGACTTCAACTCTCGACGGGGGTACATTCTGAGGTAACTAATGGAACAACAAGGTGAAGTGGATGTAAATGTTCTCATCAAACTTTATAATTCTAAATTAGCAGCACTAACAAATCAAAACGTTCTACTTGAGGCAAAGTTAAGCACTTTGTCTCAGGACTATAAGGAACAATTGGATGTGCTGCTTGCAGAGAACGCAGATCTGAAAGCAAAATTAGAAGGTTAATATGGCAAAACCATCAACTAGGCAAGGACTAATCGACTATTGCTTACGCCAACTTGGTGCTCCTGTGTTGGAAATCAACGTAGATGAAGACCAGATTGACGATTTAGTTGATGATGCCATTCAATATTTCAACGAACGTCACTTTGACGGGGTTGAAAAAATGTATCTTAAATATAAGATCACAGAAGATGATGTTAATAGAGGTAAGGGAAAAGGAACTAGTGGCGTAGGAATTGTCACTACAACTGCAACTGATACCTCAGGAAGAACATATAATTGGTATGAAACAGAAAATTATATTCAAGTACCAGATTCTGTAATTGGTGTAGAAAAAGTATTCAAGTTTGATACCAACTCCATTTCTGGGAGTATGTTCAGTATCAAGTATCAATTATTCTTGAATGATCTATATTATTTCAACTCTGTTGAATTGTTGCAGTATTCAATGACCAAATCATATCTTGAAGATATTGATCATCTATTGACTACTGATAAGCAGATTAGATTCAACAAGAGACAAGATAGATTATATCTTGATATTGATTGGGGTTCTCAGGAAGCAGATGAATTTATTGTTCTTGAATGTTATAGAGCATTAGACCCAGCATCATTTACACAAATCTATAATGATAGTTGGATGAAGCAATATCTGACTGCATTAATCAAGAGACAATGGGGTAGAAACCTAAGCAAATTCCGTGGTGTCAAACTTCCTGGTGGAATTGAGTTGAATGGTGGAGAAATTTCACAACAAGCAGAATCCGAATTGGCAGATATCAAAGCAAGAATGATGTCTGAGTATGAATTACCACCCCTCGACTTTATTGGATAATGGCTCTTAATCCTTTCTTTCTAGGCGGAACACAGTCAGAACAGCGTCTTGTTCAGGACCTGGTTAATGAGCACCTAAAATTTCATGGTGTAGAAGTAACATATATTCCCAGAAAATTTGTAAATAAAAAGACAATTATTGAAGAGGTGCAGTCATCTGCATATGATGATAACTTTTCCATCGAAGCATATGTAAATACTTTTGATGGATATGGTGGAGCAGGAGATATTTTAACAAAGTTTGGTGTCAGCGTTAGAGATGAACTTATCTTAACTATTTCGAAAGAAAGATTTGAAGACTTCATCGCACCATTTATGGCGGGTCAGGATGATGGAACTGAAACTAGTCCAATACCAACACCAACCAGACCAAGAGAAGGAGATTTAGTTTATTTTCCTCTTGGACAGAGATTATTTGAAGTTAAATTTGTAGAGCACGAAGATCCTTTCTATCAGTTAGGTAAGAACTACGTTTATCAACTCAAATGTGAACTCTTTGAATATGAAGATGAAATCATTGATACTACTATACCTGAAATTGATACTCAGGTTCAAGATGAAGGTTACATCACAACACTAAACTTGATTGGTGTTGGAAGAACAGCAACTGCTGCTGCAATCATTCAGGGTAGTGTAACCTCTGGATATATTTCAGAAGTATTCATTAATAATGATGGATCTGGATACACTTCTACACCGACAATCGGATTTAGTTCTGCACCATCTGGACTGGTTGGTGACCGTGCAACTGCTGTCGGTGTTCTAACAACAAGAGGCGGTGTAACTTCTCTTGATAAGATTCTGATTACAAATGCTGGTGCTGGATACACTGTTGCACCAACTATAACAATCACTGGTGGTGGTGGCGTAGGTGCTGCTGCAACAGCGTCTATCAGAACCTCTGGTCAAGGTGTAATCAGATTCTCCGTCACTGACGGTGGAGTTGGATATGGAACTGCACCAGTGGTAACAGTTGCCGCACCTCCTTCAAGTTCTATTTCCAGACAAGCAGTTGGTGTTGCATCAATGCGTTCTGGAAGTGTTGCGTTCATCCACGTCCTTGATCCAGGTGGTGGATACAGTTCTGCACCAACAGTTACTATTGCAGATCCGGAAACACTTGTCGGTGTTGGAACTTACCTCTTTAATGAAATTATTTACGGAAGCAGGTCTAAAACAGAAGCAAGAGTTAAGGAATGGGATGAGGACACTGGTATCTTGAAGGTTGCAAATGTAAGTATTGGTTCAACACAACTTGGATTCTTCCCAGGCGAAATGATTATTGGAAAAGATTCTGGAGCACAATATCCAAACCAAGGATATGAAGATTTTGATGAATATGATAAATACTCGGAGAATGATGAATTTGAAGCAGAAGCAGACAAACTCCTAGACTTCACTGAATCTAATCCCTTTGGAACTTTCTAATGTTAGGAACATACTATTATCATCAGATAGTTAGAAAAACTATCATTGCATTTGGCACTTTATTTAATGATGTCAATATACGTCATCAAGACAAAAATGGCAATGATATCAGTAATATAAAAGTACCTCTTGCATATGGACCTGTACAGAAGTTTCTTGCAAGACTTGAGCAGCAAGCAGATTTAAATAAAGCAATTCAGATCACATTGCCAAGAATGTCATTTGAGATGACATCTATTGCATATGATTCAACCAGAAAGTCAAGTTTAGTTCAGACATTTAAAACTTGTGATGATGGCAGTAAGGTAAAGAAAGTCTTTATGCCAGTTCCATATAATATTGGATTTCAGTTGAATATTTTATCAAAACTGAATGATGATTCTCTTCAAATTTTAGAGCAGATTTTACCATATTTCCAACCACATTTTAATCTTACTATTGACTTGGTAGATTCTATCGGTGAAAAAAGAGATATTCCAATTATTTTAGATGCAGTAAGTTTTCAAGATGATTATGAAGGATCTTTTGATACTAGAAGAGCACTGATTCATACATTAAACTTCACTGCAAAAACGTATCTGTTTGGTCCTATCGCAGATAGCAGTGATGGACTCATCCGTAAGGTTCAGGTTGATATGTATGCCGATACCAATACCAGAACTGCAAAACGTGAAATGCGTTACACAGTTGAACCTGTCGCAAAAGTTGACAAAAATAATGACGGTGTAATTGATGCAGCAGATACTCCACTTCTTGTTCCAGGAGATAACTTTGGATTTGATGAGGAATGGGAGTTCTTAGGAGACAGCAAATCTTATAGTCCAACACGCCAAACTGACGTATAATCACCATGAAAGATAATTATGAATCGATTGACAAAGCACTTGATATTGAAAGTAGCATTGTTGAATCACAACCAATAAAACCAGTTCCTCCCAAAGAGGATAAGAATGATATTAAAAAAGATTATGAGTACACCAGAGCAAACTTATATTCCTTAATTGAAAAAGGTCAAGAAGCAATTAATGGCATTATGGAACTTGCAGGAGAAAGTGCAAGTCCCAGAGCATATGAAGTTGCTGGACAACTTATTAAAAGTGTTGCTGATACAACCGATAAGTTAGCAGATCTTCAAAAGAAATTAAAAGATTTGGAAGAGGATACTACCAAAAAAGGTCCAAATAACGTTACTAACAATGCTTTATTTGTTGGTTCTACAAGTGAATTATCAAAACTACTCAAACAAGGTTTTCTAAATAATAATGAGTCCGACTCCAAATAATGGCGAAAAAATCCTGTAAAAAAGGATATTACTATTGTTACGCTTCTAAGAAGTGTAAGAGAATCCCTATGGGATATTATGTTGGCGGAGGCGGATGGCTTCGTAAAGAAGAAGAAAAG